TATTCTAGGACGCTACATGCGTAAAGATTATGGTAACTTTAGAACAAACTCTTCAGGAGACTCATGATTGGGTTGTTGATCGAATGCACTCCCTCTGTGAAATCGAAACATATGATGCGCTAGAATCGGTGGAGAATGCTCATGCACTTCAGGCTGAATTTGCCGAATGGTTGAATCCAGAAATTGAAGATCATGACATTTATTCTCTCGAATATCTTGGGGAATAAACACCTATATAAACAAAATTGTGCCGTATAAGGAGTTTAATTCCTATAACGGATGTCGAGTTCTATTAATTTAATGCTTAAAAAACTACTTGCTCTTTCTTTGATTACTTCTATTCCTGCTGCTTGTGCTTACCCAAGTATCAGTGAGATTAAGAATCCACCAGAGGTTGATGTCTCTGTGAATAAAGAAAAAGCAATCAAGTTAGAAGTTGTTGAAAAGAAATGGACTTGCCCGACTTGCAATTACAATGAAAAGTATGTCCTAGAAAAACTTCAGGAGAAAACCAAAATCTCTGATCGTAATGCTCTTGCTACGATTATGGGAAACATTAAGTCTGAAAGCAACTTCATTCCCAATATTTGTGAGGGAGGTGCTCGTGTATCATATAAACAATGTACTCGTGGTGGTTATGGTTTGATTCAGTGGACCTCTATTGGTCGTTATAATAACCTTGGTAAGTTTGCTATTAAGTATGGTTATGATCCTTCTACTCTTGAAGGACAAACGGCTTACATGATTAATGAATCTGTATTCCAGCGTTATCTTCCCGAATTTGAGGGTCCTGGTAAGACAGTCGATCAGTATATGGTTGCTGCCTATTACTGGTTGGGTTGGGGTATCAAAGGATATCGTCAACACTATGCATATAACTACACTAAAAAAATGATTCTGGCATGATCAAACAAGTAATCAAAAACATCAAACAAATCTTTATTCCTCGAAGTGAATTCGAAGAGGATGATGTTGATTGTTTAGTCGATGATAAAAAAGTCGATTGTGGTACATTTAAAGAATCCTCCTGGACTGGGGTTCCTGCACCTGCGGTTCTCCAGGAAGATTCTTGGTTTGGATCTGTTCCCGAGCACACTGAAAAACAAAAAGAGTATCTGCAACAGGAAGCACAGGAAAGATTGCATGATGATCTCCGTAAGGAGCATGAGAAATCTAAAGAGTCGGAAAACATTCATCAGGAAATGTATGAACTTGCAAGTAAAAGTTGGAACACTGTGAGTGAAACTCAAGGTGGTTCTGAAAACTTTCAGGAAGGACCTGGTGGATGGAACTCTGGTACTGGTATGAGGCAATTTCACACATGAATGAAGATTGGCGCTACAGTGAGGATCGAATGGAGTTGAGACAAAAAGTATATTCTCTTCTCCTGGGAAGGTTTGGTTCTGAACTAGATGAAAATGGAGAACCACTTCATAGTATGAAAAGTATTTCTGAATGTGCTCATGATTGGGTTTCTCAAGGTAACGTAAATACTAATGGCATTGTTAAATACTATGAGGCATACTATGCGTAAGACTATTCTTGCTATTCTCACAGCAGTTTCTCTAGGAACTCCTGCTCTTGCCGATCCTAAACTCACCAAGGGTTACTACACTATGGACGCAATGGGGTGCATGATTGTCCGCGAATGCACCAAAGATGTCCAACCAGTCAAGGATATCACTACTATTGCTGATGCTCATCCCAATAGTGATTATAGTATCATTGCTGACGAGTTCGGTAGGATGCTCACTGCCCTGGAACATGTCGGCGTTGGAGTGTTTCTAGCTGATGAAAAATATTTTCCCGTAGGACATCGTGGTGTTTATCATACTGTAAGCAATAATTTCTTTCTGAATAAAACGTATATGCGTCGCCCTGGTGTCTTAATGACTGTGATGCGTCATGAGGGGTGGCACGCTGCCCAAGATTGCATGGCAGGTTCTATCAAGAACTCTTTAATTGCGATTATCAGACCAGAAGAAGATATTCCTATGCTATATCGTGAGATGGCAGAACGTAGTTATCCTGCTTCCGCTGTTCCTTGGGAAGCAGAAGCAGGATGGGCAGGTAGAACCGAGAAAGTTACTATGGAAGCACTTGAATCTTGTGCTCGTGGTACAATGTGGACTGATTATGAACCTACTCCACTCACCCGTAAGTGGTTGATCGAAAATAAGTACATCACTAAATAATAACATCCGAAAATTTTCGGAAGACCACCCAAAACAAATTCTTTGATAATCTTTTCGGTTTTATAATGTAGGATTTGTTGTTGGAAACCAGCATTTACATATGACACATTTAACGAGAGATGTGTTAATCAAGACCATCGTTGCCGAAGAAATGGTAGGTTGCGGTGGAACTGATTACGTCAAATCCCTAAAAAGTGCATACCATCGATGGGAACACGAATCGAGTGAATCCCTCTGTAAAAAATACAACAAAATAAAAGATACAAATATCACGGTTGAAATCTTGACTCCCTAAATAGCAGAGCCTTGTTTCACACGGAATGCCTGAAGAAGTAAAAGAAACTCCTGAAGTAAAGGAAGAAAAAAAGAAGGGTCCATTTGCTAAACTAAAAGACGCTGCTACTGATCATGAAGGTCAGTTGGAAGCAATCAGTACTATGGTTAGACTTGGTATTCTGATCTGGTCTGGTGGTATTTTGACACTTGCCTATATCAAACTTCCTGCTGCACTGGGTATTCCAGAACAGAAACTTGATCCCACTTTTATCGCATCGGTCTTTACTGGTGTTTTAGCTACCTTCGGAGTTCAGACTGCGAAGAAGTCTGGTGATGGAACAATGAAGATGGGTTCTGCTGGTGGAGTTTCTAAAGCAGATCTTGAAAAATTAATCGCTGCAGCAGCACAAACCGCCCCTGCTCAGACCATTCGTATTGAGCAAGCACCAATTCAAATTGCTACTGCTCCTAAGAAAGATGGTGAACCACCTGTAATGCCTACGGTATAAAACAATGATGTTACTTACTTTGTTTATTGTTGGACATATGGAAATCGGCAATGGTATTTGTCGTACAGAGATGATGATTTATGATGAACCAGTTGCTATGGAATATCCATGTGAATACTACTCTGAGGTGAAAGATTTAGATAAATCAATTAGGGGTATGTAAAATGATCAAACTCGGCAAACAGACTGATACTCCAGAAGTAGTAACACCAACTCCAAAGAAATCCCCAGTTAAAAATATTGCTATTGGACTGGGGGTTGCTTTTGGTATTGCTCACATTGGTGTTCTCGGTCATTTGCTGAATGCGGTTCGACCGCCCGTGATTAACTTCCCATCAGGGGACTACTCTTCCTATAAGGTAGAAGCAACTAAAGATGGTTACAAAATTGAATTCAGAGCAAATGATCCTGCTATCTTAAACTCTGAAAGGTCTTTACAATTGGACCAGGATAAGAGGGGATTTTTTGGTGGTGGCACAACTCGTAGAAGAGAGTGGCGTGTAGACCAATACACTATGGACGGCGCTAGAAACTTAGGGGGCGGGGCACTAGACCCCGAGGGAAAGTTGGGTGCCAAAAGCGAAGAGTGCATACGGGCGGACGCTGGCGCACGGAGTCAAGGTGCGATGGCAGGAACCGCAATTAGTGCTGGTCTCATCGTTCCAGCAGTTTCTAGTATTCCCTATGTCGGATGGTTAGCAGGTGGTTGGGCACTTCTTCTAGGTCAAAGGGTGGGATCTGATATTGGATCTGAAGTCGGTGGTGCATTTAATGATTGTTAACTGATGATCTATAAATACTAAAAAAGTATATTTTTTGCAAATGGGTATTCAGATTAACGGACAGAACGATGAGATTCGTGCAACTGATGGATCTGGAACCGTTCACCTTGACGTAGTTGGTAATGTAACGGGTAATTTGAGTGGCGATGTTGAATTTACAGCAACAACTTCTATAACATTGCCTAGGGGCACTACAGCAGAAAGACCTGAATCACCAACGAATGGAATGATTCGTTACAATACATCCTTTGGAACTTTAGAGCAATATAGTTCTGGGTCTTGGTCTTCTATAGAAAATGCTCCTTTAATATACAACGTATCTCCTACATCATTTGATGGTTCTTCTGGAACTACATTTACTATCACTGGAAGTGGATTTAAATCTACAGACACTGTAAAGTTTGTAACTTCTTCTGGAACAGAACACACGGGAGGAACGGTCACATTTGTTGGTGTGACGACATTAACCGCAACAACACCACAAAACTTTTCTGTTAGTCAAGAACCATTGTCAGTAAAAGTTGTAACTCAATCTGGAGTCGAAAGAGTTGCGACACAAACTATTGACTGTGGTGGAAGTCCAACGTGGTCTACTTCAGCAGGAACTCTAGCAACCATAAACGATAGATATGGTTCTTATTCGACTATTTCCACACTATCAGCATCTGATCCTGATGGGCAAAGTGTTTCTTACAGTGTAAGTTCTGGATCATTGCCAGCAGGAACTTCACTAGATTCTTCTACAGGAGTAATATCTGGAGATCCAACAGATCTTAATGCATCAACTGCCACTAGTAACTTCACTGTTGATGCTAGCGATAGTGTCAATACAACATCAAGATCTTTTAGTATGGTTGTGAATGCAGCAAAAGATGGCACTGCTAATTTTAGAGCAAATACAAGTGGTGCTGCAATTAAAACATTAAATTCGTCTTCTGCTGATGGCACATATTGGATTGACCCATATACTAATGCATCATACTCAAATCCACAACAATACACCGTGGACATGGCGAATGATGGTTGGATAACTGTTGATATCGAAAACATTCCCTCTAGTAATTACTATGCAATTTTTCAAGGTCAGACCTCATACCTAACAAATATAAATTGGAATAGTTCCATTGCAAATTATTTGTATGTTGGTGGAACTAGCAGTAGTAACAATG